CGAAATTTGAGTTTTCCGCTGACCGTTCCTCCTTCCCATTTGTCTACTCTCTCTACGGAGCGACATACGAAATCGAGTTCAACCGTAAAGTATTTCCTGTCGTTCTTCCATTCTCCGGACTCGGTAGTTCCGTCTTCGCATTTGATTTTTCCTGGTCCGTGCTTTTTACCGTTTTGAAAAGAGCCTTCATAGACACACTGAACACTTCCGTCTAAATACGTTAATTTCCCTTTGCCGTGCATATTCATATCGGAATTGTAATATCCTTCATAATGATCTCCATTTTCATACCAATCAGAAACCGGCTTAGAAGTATCTATCTTTCCATTGATAAAATACATCGCCAAATATTTTTCTGGGGCATCTGGTTTGTAAGCCTTCATCAGACCATGAAATTTTCCGTTCTTAAAATTACTTTCAGCGATTACACCTTCTTCGCTCTTAGTTTTCCCTTTTCCGTTTTGGCAATCTCCTTCGATGCAAGTTCGTTTGGTTTCTTCCGAAAGGATCGGATTGAGGATTAGGATAAATAAGATAATTGTGATACTGATTTTCATTGTTTTTTACTCCCAATGAAAACAATCAATATGTGATGTCACTTGACAATTCTAAAACTGTGTTTTCGTTTGCCACATGGCCAAAAAAAACAAATCGCAGAAATCGAATAAACAAAATACAAAACAACCTGTAACCGGATATACGACAGAAGGTTCTCTATTCAAAAACATTCCTATCAAAGAGTTAACGCAAAAACGTTCTTCTACGTTACAAACAAATCCAGCGATACCCAAAGATCCAGACGATACCATGACGCCGCAACAAGTCGCGGCTCTTCTTAAAAGGTCAGTTCGACGAATTAGCTATTATCGTCGTGAGGGACTGCTCGGAAAGTTTTGGAAGTTTTATGACGGAACGATTCTGTATTCCAGAGTTGGAGTCGAAGAATTCTTTCAAAATCGATTTTGTGAAAAAGAAGAATCTTAAAACCAGCGGAAATTGCGGGACTTAGGGGTCTTCGCCGACGTTGCGCATTGGTATTTTCTTTGTTAGCATTGGTGACATGGATGAATTAAAGGCACTTCTACAAATCGATCATATCTCTCTACTTCTTGTTTCCATAATATTATTTTTTATGGTCCTTCTGGTTTATCGTAAACCGCTCGGACAGATTTTTGGACTTCTTTCTAAGCTCATCACAAAACGTCTCGATTCGAAAGAGACTATTTCCGTGGTTCAAATTCAAACCAATTCACTCCCGGGAGCGAGATTCATTCAGGAACACGTCACCTCAATCCAATTCATCGACTCTTTGCGCGTTCGCGACGCGGAAGGTTTTTATGATTTTCTGTTTAACCTTGTGAGTGAAGTCCGTGCCAGATTAGGGAATCCGTATCCGAACGTAAGGCTGACGTTTTCGTTATTGAATGTAGACTACATATCCTCTGCGGCGGTTAGCGCGCTCTCAAGAATCTTAATCGATGTAGTTCAGAAAAACGGAATTTTTCTGAACATAAACTTTCCGAAGGATCGATTCAAAAATCACGCCACCAATTTTCGCATACTCGCGGGGGATGCGGAACACGTTTCAATTTCGACCAAAGATCATGGAGGAACAGAATGAAAACGATTTCAGTCATACTTTTGCTTTTAGGTGCGTGCGCGGTTCTTCAAACACTTCCGCCAACGCTGAAAGAAGACAGCAAACAAATTGAAAAAACGAAAATGGCACTTGCCGAAAACCGTCCCGGAGCCATAGAGCGAGCGATTTCAGAACTGGATCGATGCGACGCTCGAAACATCGAGAACGCTCAAGAGATCAACATCCTTAAGGAAGAGTTGAATCTTTGTAATGCTGCAAGCGAGAAAAAAGACGTCCAGTTAACCAAGGTATCCAAAGAGGCCGGTAAAGGCGAAGGAATCCGTTGGACGTATTACGCAATCCTCGGATTTGGGATCTTTCTGTTGATCGCTTTTGTCTTGGTTGTGGCGGCGATTCTTGCATTGAGGCGTAATGGTCTTCCGGTCGTAAACAGCCTTTTGGGAGGAATGCGCGCATGAATCAAATATTAGAATTTTTGAAATCCGCTTCTTTTAGAGTTCAAAAACATTTTCTGAACTTCGATGCGATCCAGCAGACACAAAATTATTGGAATGCTTCGCTTCTTTCGAAATTAAGCACAAATAAAATGAACACAGCAGCGGTGAATGTAAAACTTTCCGCAATTCCTCCTGTTCTCGATCCGGTTTTTGTATGTCCGGTAGATGAACCGCACATAACGTCTCCATTTGGATGGAGAACGTTAAGCATCAACGGGAAACCTTCGAAACAGTTCCATTTGGGAATTGATCTGGGTGGAGTAAACGACATTCATGCTCCTGAAGATTGTATCATCAAAACGGTTCTCAAAAAGGATGAAAAAAATCCGGTCCGATTTCATTATGAAAAAGGAACTTGGATCGATTTGATCAGAACAGGGAAGATTCCGCGTGGTAGAGCTTGGACACCGTATATTATCGCAATCGGAGTCCATACTAAAAATCAATACAAGTTCAAGCACGTCGATTCCTACGTATTGGTCGGACAGAATATCAAGGCTGGAACTGTGATCGGAACGAGCGGAAACCTCGGCTATTCGATGGGACCTCACTTGCACTTTGAGGTCTGGCCTTGGAATGAAAATAAACAATCCTGGCCTACGCCTATCGACCCGGCCAAGTTTTTAAAATCAAAAAATCTAATATAATAAAAGGAAAAAGGTTATGGAACTTTTAACACAAGCAGTCTTCGGATTATTCATTCCGTTATATGTCGCTCTCGTTTTGTTTTTGAGTCAGTGGATCTTTCGTTTCTTCAAAAACGAATTTGTCCAACGTGATAAGGCGCGGTTTGTTTTGTATCTCGCTACTATAATCGCAATCTTCTTTGAATTGGTGCGATTCGTTTTAGGAGATTCTATCTCTGAACTCGGATACTATTCTGTGATCCTACTTCTGAATTTTTGTTTCACTACGACATTTTACGAAGTTCTGATGAAGCGAGTCTTCGAGGCAATCAATTACGCGCACACCTCACCGGTTCAATCAGAAGAACAACCGGATTAATCGGAAGGGAATGCAAATGAGCACGGAACCGGCTATAAGGGAACGAGCCTTTTTTCTCTACGCAATTTCCGGTTCCGGATCTTCCGTGAACGCGGTTGCAAAACAACTTCGGGAAGAATTTGGAACGAAGACCACCGCGAAAACCGTGAAGGAATGGGCCGAGGAAAAGGATAAGGACGGACTAACGTGGAAAGAAAAACGTAGCCGACTTGTAGTCAGAGCTGAAAAGCGTGTTGAGGTGATCGCTGAAAACCGACTCGTTGAGATCAAAAGCAGAACAAGGAATATCGTTGATACTTTGTATAAGATGCTTACGGATAAAAAAGCTCCGGGACTTACGAGCTTTGAAAATGCCGTATATGCGTTTAAAAACATTTCCGAATACGAACTCAAACTTGAACGAATGGAAGGCGATCGCTTGCATCCGCTCGTAATCGTAAACGCAATTTTTGAAGTGCTTCAAGAATGTCCTCCGGTTGCACACGCGATTCAAGAAAATTGGGACAAGAGTATAGCCGCTCGAATTCACGAGAAGATCGGATCTCTCAAAGTGTGAAGTATGTCCGTTGACCGTGAAATTTTAGAGTCGATCCGAGAAGCAGGAACAAAGCGATTTTCGAAAGTAAGAAAAACCGATCGGATATTATACGGCAAAGAATTTGGAAAGGATTCTCTAACAGCATTTGCAAAATATATCGATCTGAAATTTGAAGATTCTCTTCACATCAAATCTATCATTCACCTCCTTGAAAATATGGAGAAAGGAAAAATTCAAAGAGGAATTATAAACATGCCTCCACGAAGAGGCAAGAGCCAGATTTGCACACGAATCTTTCCTGCTTGGTTCTTAGGAAGGCATCCAGATAAAAACGTAATATTACTTTCTTACTCTGATAACAAGGCCGCGCGTTTTGGTCGTTGGGTTCGTGACTGCGTAGAGTCAAACCGCTTTTCTCAAATATTTCCAAATACGAAAGTTCGCCCGGATATGCGAGCGGCGGCTGAGTGGGAAACGACAAGTGGCGGACTCGTTTTAAGTGCGGGACTCAAAGGAGGTTTTAACGGGGACGGCGCGGACCTTTTGATCGTAGATGATCCGTATAAAAACCGAGAAGAAGCGACGTCCGAAACTATATCCGAAAAAATCATCGAGAACTTCATGTCTGTAGGGGAAACGCGTCTCTCTCCTAACGCAATTATTTTGATCGTTCATACAAGATGGTTACGCAACGACCTTACAGGAAGATTGATTGGTGAAGATAAGGAGATCGAAAGTGAAACTTTTTGAGCCGGAGATAAAAGGTGAATGGCATGTGTTACGTCTTCCTGCAATCTTAGAAGATGGATCGTCTCTCTGGCCGAAGCGTTTTAAAATTGAAAATGTTTTAAAACTTAGAGCGAGAATCGGAGAAGGTCGATTTAGTGCGCTCTATCAACAAATCCCTCTGGATGTTGCGGAACAGATTTTTAGTGATCCGAAGTTTGAAGAGGCCCCGAATGATACAAAGATATTTGCGTTTTGGGATCCTGCCTTTCGAAAAGCGGAAAAAAAGAAAGACTTCAATGCTTTTACAGCGGGTGGAGCAAATGGTGAAAAATTCTTTGTGATCTCAGGTGAAATCTGGAGAGCAAAACTTGGCGAGTCCTATGATCGAATTGAAAAACTCTGCAAACAATTTCAAGTTTCTCGACTCTTTATTGAGAACAATAAGGGCGAGGCCGCTCTTGAAATTGAAATGCAACGAAGAGGAATCCAGTGTAAGGGAGTTACAAGTTTTGGAGATAAGGATTTTAGGATTCAGCAATATGCGCGAATGAACTGGGATAAGATTCGTTTTTCTAAATTCGTTTCTCAAAAGTATTTAAAGCAGATTCTTGAATATTCGGATGTAGTCGAGCGTCACGACGATGCTCCCGATTCCTTAGCTGGTCTCATCAAAGAAACGAAATTCGGTCCTCAAGCCGAAGGAATGAAAAACCGAATCGGTTTTTTCGAAATGCTTTTGAACGAAGGGAGATGGTAATGGCCCGCAAACGTCGCAGTTATTACAAGAACTTAGGAATCGATACATCCGTCCGAGTCGCAAAGTTAGACTCCTCCGAATCCGTTGCCAGACTCGATACCCTGATGCATATGGCATCCGGTAAAGGCATTACAGGAAGAGATAAACTACGAGGTGTTACACCAAACCCCGAACGGATTTCTCCAAGCACCGCACGCGCGCTTTACGAATCAAACGGTTTTCTCGCCAACATAGTCGATTCCGTCGCGGAAGATGCAACCCGCGCATGGATCGAAATAGAAACAAATCGAGATAAGGATGATCGAGATTCAGGTAGAAAAGGTCTGAACATTTCCAGAATCTTGATGAATGAAATGGAGGAGTTCAAGCTTCAAGAGAAAATCACAGAACACATTCAAGGTTCTCGAATGAACCACGGTGGTTCTCTGCTTTTTTGGGGAATTAAATCGGATATTCCACAAACCGATTATATGCTTCGTCAGCCGATGCCGGAAACGATTCGGAATCTTGAATTCATAAACGTCATCGATGCGAGTCGCTTTTCCGTAAGGAGAAAAACAAGCGATCCGCTTTCTAAATATTATAACGAGCCGATTTGTTCTGTATCTGGCGTAGAATTAGACTCCACCCGAGCGCACTGGCTGGTCAATAGTTGGAACTGGGATTCTCAGCGGGGAATCTCCTTAATAGAAAAAGTCTACGATGGAATCATTGCGATCGATACAGCGCTTTGGTCGACGACCTCTCTGATTTTTGAGATGGCCGTTAAAGTCCTTACGACAGACAAATTAGACTCTGTTTCTCCCGCAAAGACGATGGAGTTTCTGCGTTTACTGAGACACACACTCTCAACTCAGTCGACTGCAATGCTTGGAAAAGACGAGACCCTCACTCGTTTGGGAAATTCAGGAATATCTGATTCGCAACTCGACACCCTTTTCAGCTTTATTTTTAAAGTTTTATCAGGTCTCTCAAAAATACCTACTTCGAAAATTTTAGGGCGAACACAATCCGTAATCAATATTGGGAATAGTGATCCATCGGATGACGTAAGTTACTTTGAAGACGTTTCTCGTTTTCAAGAACTCAAAGTTCGTCCCATCATAGACCAATTTATCAAATTAAGAATCCGATCGACTGAAGGACAGATTTACAAACTTCTAAACGGTGACTTTGCGTCTCTCGATTGGAAGTTTAAATTTAAGACGCTGTGTAAATCTTCTCCGGCATCCGAAGCGGACACGAATTTGAAAAACGCTCAAGCGGATCAAATCTATATAACAATCGGTTCGCTTTCGCCTGGGGAGGTTAAACAAAAGCGTTTTCCCGAAATGGAAAATTTCGATTACTCTTCAGATGATGGCGACCACTTAGATTTTAATGAACCGGATCTTTCAAACCCTGAAGAATCAAATCCCACTGTTCAACAGTAATTTCGCATGTTCCAAAAAACGAATAAAAGGCCATTTTCCAAGGTTTTAGGCTCAAAGGGGTATCTTTGGGTATCTCCCTGTTTGCTGAACAATGCTGAACCTGTTTTATTTCAAAATACGGATGCGTTATTTTCCGTCTTAAACGCATTTTCCCAACGTTCGCAAAAAAAGGGGAAAATGCCGTGTATCCTCTAAGTTTAGAGCTTCAATATTCTAAACTGTGGAAAGATGAAGTTTCTCGTTTTGCCAAACAGGTAAACTCTGTAATTTTGAAAGGCGTCCAAGCCTATTCAAAAGAGGCACGTGCCGATAGTTATTTTTTTGAACCCGTTGTTCGATTAGATGTTTCCGATCTTAGAATCTTACTGGGTCAACTAAAAAGTCAATACGGGGACTTTGCTCCTCGAAAAGAATTCGAGTCTCAGATAAAACGAAACGTCCAGATGATTGATGCTTGGTCTCGGGACAAAACAAATTCATTCATTGGCAAACAATATGAAAGTATGAACTCCCCTCGCGCTGGAGTTGTAGGAGGAGATCGATCCGCGTTTCGAGTCCCTGCAATTCCTATTTCTCAAAAAGAGTCTACGGAAGTTTGGAACCGGGTCAATCAGATGATAAAGGAGCAATCGAGTCTTGCCTCCAACGCGTTTCGGGAACATTTTGATCGGGTTCAAAAGATTGTTACGGACGGACTTTCGAAGGGATTAAAATACCAAGACATCGCCTCCCAAATTCAAAACGCTACCGGAATTTCAGAACGCCGAGCCGAGTTTTGGGCGAAAGACCAAACGGGTAAGTTTTTTTCACAACAAAGTCGCTTTAGACAAACAAAAGCAGGGTTTCCCGGATACTATTGGAGAAGTCAAAAAGATTCACGAGTTCGAGATACTCACGCTCATGTAGCAGACAAATTTTATACCTGGGACTCACCCCCTCTTGTAAATCGTAAGGGAGGATTACAGGCTCGGCTTGCGCCGGGTGACGATTATCGTTGTCGCTGCTGGGCGGAACCATCTTGGGGACCACAGACCAACAAAAAACAAAATACGAAGAACCAAGTTTCAATTCCGAAACTCATTCTTCCCTCAACGTCACCGACTCAAACGATCGTTCCGATTTCGCATTCCATAAACTTAAATCTTCCAGATCCGACGGTTCATGCAAACATTCAAAAAACGATTTCCGATTTGGATTCATTTCTAAAATTTCCGAAGGATCGAACAGGCATCGGCGTTCACTATCTGAGCGGCTCTATGTTGAAAACGAATATTTCCGGAAGGTTTAATCCGAATGCAAACCGAATTGAGTTGAATGGTTCCCACACATTCAAAGATACTTATCAGTCAACATTCGTTCATGAGTTCGGACACATGATCGATTACAGTTGGATCGGTCAACCAGGTAGGTATGAAAGCACTTCGACAGAGCTATCTGAATTCAAGTCCGCTGTCGAAAATACGGAGTTATACAAACGACTTAAAAAGATTGGAATGACTGGTAAAATTATGTTGCCCGGAATTCAAACTGTTTTGTTGAATCAGAGTCAGAGAAAATTGATTCCTTATTTAATTTCTCAAGAAGAACTTTTTGCTCGTGCCGTCGAGCTTTGGACTGCAAAAAAAACGAACTCGAAAAATCTCATTGCACAGATTCGAAAAAAAGGTAACATGAATTTTGTGAATCATTATTGGGATGAAGATGATTTTGAATCTGTAAACTCTGCCTTAGATAATATCTTTGGTAAAATGGGATATTTAAAATGAAACGAGTTTCCGATATTCTAAAAACTATTACGAACGAACAGGCCGCCGAACTCTATGGAATGTTGGGAGACGCGGACGCTCCCAGAAATTCGGTCGTCGCCGCAGTTATGAAAATCAAAAATGTCTCCGAAGAGGAAGCACAAGAGATTTTTGATTTCAATCTTTCAATGATCGCTCAAATGAAATCTGATTTGGAACTCAGGAAATAAGATTCAATTGATCTTGTAATTTATTCCTCGAAAAATTACGAAACAGTCGGAAACAAAACGGTTTCCGATTCTCCTATCTTTCTCTTTCTAAAAATCTTTTTTAACTCTCATAAAACGAGCGGAAATCGCGGTCTCTGTAGGGACCTGGTGACCTTGTTTTAAAGTGATAGGTGCGTTATGATCCTATCTTGTGAAACCGGAAAAAGGAATTCGTTACGATTCTGCAACCATCGAGCTGGAAGGACTGACAGAGGATGAAACCGTTCTGCGGTGCCCTCTTGTCCTCGCTCGTGCCGGTGTATTCCAATACGTTTACCCTGATGGAAGAATTGTTCGAGAAGCAAAACTACCGGAAGAGTTATTCTCTCCGGAAACTCTCGCGTCTATACCGGGGCGACCCATTTGCGACGGTCATCCTCCTATTTCGGATAACGATGGGCTAATCACAGACAAGAACTATTCGAAGTATGCGAAAGGTTCCCTCGGTGATTCCGTTGAGGTGAAGGATGGTGCAATTTGGGTTAAGGAAACGATTTGGGACGCAGAATTAAAAGACTCTTTGAAACGAGGTGAGAAGCTTCAGGTATCCCCTGGGTTTCGCTCCCGTCTGGATTGGACACCGGGCGTTTTTGAAGGTCAAGGATACGATGTTGTTCAGAGAGAGATTCGATTCAATCACTCTGCTCATACTGGGAAAGGTCGAGGCGGTGAATCGGTTCGCGCCTACCTGGATCACGCTGACATTCCGGATAATGTAAATATCGCCGTTATCAAAACGGATTCTTCCCAAGGAGAAATTATGAAAGATGAAGAGATAAAAGGCTCTAAAATTGCTCAAGAAGTAAAGGGCTTTTTAAAGCGGCTCGGAGTTCGCTTGGATGCAAGCGAAGATCCGAATCAAGACCCAAAACAAACAACCACAACACCGGACGATAAGAAAACTCAAGCGCCGTCCCAAGAAACAGATAAGACAAAAGACGATCTTATCAAATCCCTAACTACGCAAGTCGCTACGTTAACGGAAGCCCTTGCGGAAATGAAAAAGCTTCTCGCCGCCGCCGTCGCCCCCGCAACTCAGGACGCGATCGCTCGCGATCGGATCAAGTTAGTCGAAACCGTGAAGTCGATCAAGGCGGATGCAAAGACCGACGGTCTTTCCGAAAGAGAGTTGAAAATTCTCGTAATCAACGAGGCTTTTCCTCCTGCGGAAGGAGTTCGTTTGGATTCGATGGAGGACCCAGCGTTAAATCTACGGTATGAGTCTGCGGTCGAGCTCGCACGGGAAAAGGCCTTGGTTCGAGGCGGTGGAAACGGCCAAGGAGAAAAGCAAAACGGAACACCTAAGCAGGACTCTGATGATCTGAAAACGATTCAGGATGCACGGCTGAAGATGAACAAAAGAGGAGATCAGTAAAAATGAAATTCAATACTTTGTTACGTTTTTTATTTCTACTTTTCGCTACAGTCTACGGAGTCACGCTTTTTGATGTGGGGCCTGTTGAATTCGTAAAGGTGTATTTCCCTTTTGGCGGGACTGCGTTACTCTCTCTTATGGGCGCATCCGTTCCCGACGCGGGATTGTATAACGAAAAGCCCGGACTTTACGGAACTGCATCCAGAGATTCAAACGACGAACGTAAGCGCGGTAGTGTTGTGTCTGTTGGTAGGTTGCCCTTTGGTTCCGCTATTATGCTCGTTGCCGGTGGCGAAGGGGTTTCGGTTATGAGTGCAGACCCAATTCAAGACAGCAAAGACATTGGCGTAGGAAATTCGGGAATCAGGGTAACGACTCGTTCGCCGAACATTTGGGCTGCTATTGCGATCGTAAATCCAGGGACCAATAACGCTACATTAAGTATGGCTGTTACGGGTCAAGGGACACAAGAGAATCCCTACCGAATTACAATCAATGCGGCAACGAACGGTTCGGCTGCGATTGCATCGATAGCTTCACAAATCAAGTCGGCACTGGAAGCAGATACTACAATCAACGGAATTATCTCTGTTGAACTACTGGGTGACGGCTCTGGTGTAATGTCGGCTATTGCAATGACCTCACTGACAAAGATTGTTTCTGATTTGCGATTTGATGGCGTAACATCCTATTCCACTGCGGCGGGGGATCTGAAAAAACTTTCCTACGAAGATGGCCAACTCTGCACATTCGTTGAGAAAGGATATGTCTGGGTTCCTTGTGAAGAGGTAACAACGGAATTTGATCCGGTTCGAGTTCGTGTCGTGAGCGAAGGTGATATCCTCGCCGGTTCCTTTAGAACGACTGCGATTCCTGGTAAAACCGCCGTTATCACTGGGGTTAAGTTTGCCTCTAAGCAAGAGATTGGAATCGCAGAACTCAATCTGGCGTCCGGTTTTTACACGATCACATTGGATAATTAAGGAGGTTATCGATGGCTGAAGCAATTTTTAGAAAAGAAGACTCGGAGCACATTAAGAAAGAGCTATTAACTCCGAGAAAAAACGAACTTGTAGCAAGAAATATTTTTGATGTGAATTCGGATACGCCGACCTACTCACATTCCTATTCGGCTGAAAGCGTAGAGGATACAGGTTCCGCAAGGATCAGAGAATCCGGTTCGGATGCGGACGGTTTGCCCTTAGTTGGCGAAAAAGCCACAAAAGAAACTGACAATTTGTTGGTTATCGAGTCGGGTTTTCGGATCACGCAGGACGATTTGGATGCGGCGGAAGCGCGCAGGCAATCTGGCAAAGGTAGCGAATATCCAGTGTCCGAAAAGAGACTGAACGGAACCAGACGTTATATTGCCGAGAAGGAAAATCGGGTTATTTTTCACGGATGGAGTCTGTCTGGTAAGAAAATCAAAAACGGCCTGTTTAATTGGCCTGGGATCAACGAAGGTCAGATTTCTGAAGTAGGAAATGGTAAAACTGGAATTTCGAAACGACTCTGGAAATATAAGACACCCGAACAGATCCTTGCGGACATCGTTGATGCTAAGGCGGAGTTGGAAGGGAGCGGTAAATTCTCGGCAGCAGGAATCCTGATCGATGACGAAGACTACCTTCGTCTGCTCATGCCTGTTTCCAGTAGCTCGAACGTGACAACACTTCAGTGGCTTCTGCAGAATAAAGAACTCTTTTTCCCTCGCGGATTTATTCGAACGAAGGATTTGTCTTACAACATCCTGAACAAAAAAATCGGAAACGATTCCGTCGGTGGATTTTGCGTTTTCGACGATGCTTCCGACGTTGCCGAGATCATCATCGCAAGGGACTTGGAAGTTGTAGAAGAAACGTTTAATGCTTTCGACGGGCAAATGAGAGTAAGGGCTTTTGAAAAAGTCGGTGGAATTCACGTTTACCAATCCAAAGGGATCGTGATGCGTTACGGAACTCATACGGTTAAAACCGTATAAGGATCTGACACAAATGAGAGCAAGCATAGCCGAACTTAAGGACTACGTTGGCGATCCGATCGCTGAGGTTTCAGACGGAACTCTCCGTTTGTATCTCGACGAGGCCGCTGACAGTGTGGTCGACAACACGGGACTTCAGGAATCACATCCGAGGTTCAATGTATTGCACCGTTCTTATGCGGCTGTCTTGCTCTTCAATAATGGTCAGATGAAAAATGAAGTCATGGCAGAATCCGTAGATGGAGTATCTCGTAACTATGATACGAACATATTCCCTTCTATGCAAGTTTCGTGGTTAGATATGTATAACAAAAAACGAACCGAAATCCTCGGGCTTAAAGGAAGACTCGGATAATGCCTACGGTCATCGAAGACAATACAAACCTGGATGAACTCATCAAAGGTTTGGAATATATCGAGTCTGCAACGATAACCGTGGGACTCGTCGGATCTGTCGATAGCGAATTACTTGTAATTGCGGGAGCGCACGAGTTCGGTGCTGTGATCCGGCCTAAAAATTCAAAATGGCTTGCAATTCCGCTTCATCCCGAATTGAAAGGGAAAAGTCCTCGTAGTATTCCTGGACTCAAATTCATTCCGCCTCGAAAGGGCAAATCCGCATTTTTAGCAAAGGTCGAAGGTGGAAAACTCGAACCTCTTTTCATTCTCACCAAAAAGGTGGTCATTCCGGAGCGTTCCTGGCTTCGCGGAACTTTTGATTTACAGTCCTTCCAAAATGCAGTTATGGAAGAATTCGAAAAGGGAATATACGATTTCTTGAATGGAGAACTGGAAGCGGAACAAGTCCTGCATCGAGTCGGGCTCAGAGCTGTTTCCGAAATCAAAAATCGGATCGTAAATAACGATCCTCCGTTTGCAGCTCTCTCCGGATTGACTTCCAGCCTAAAGGGAAACACGAAACCATTGCGAGATAATTTAAGATTTTTTAATGCGATCAATTACGCAATCAACGGGGATGTGGTCGCATGAGTCTGACAAACGTTGCGAAATCCCTCGAAGATTTTCGTCGCCCGATTCAATTTTTTAGGAAACTTCCTAAAGCTACAAATGCGAGAGGAGAATCCATTAGAGAGTTTGCGACAGGAATTCCTCTTACATGGCCGGTTACGACGATCAGTTCCAAACAGTTATATGTATTACCGGATGGACAGTATTCCTCCGAAGACCGGAACTTTTATCAAATCGGAAAGGCGATTCAAGTAAACGTAGGAGATGAATTTGAATTCGACAGAGTTCGGTATATCGTTTCCATGATTAAGGATCTGAATTTCGAAGCCGGGTTTATTCGATATGTTTGTAAAAAAAAGGTAAGTAATTCATGAAATTCGAAGATATAAAATCCGTAATGGATAGTTTGGTTGCGGTTCTTCGCGTCAACCATCCGGATGCTACAATTCAACTTGCGGATCAGGATTTCGATAAACCGGAGTATCCGTATGGAACGTATAAGGTTTTGGTTTTGAACCAAGATCCGACGAAGTCCGCATCTTCGTGGATAGAAGCAACCGGCCCGGAAGATTTCAAACAAGTTTTTCGAAAAAATCAACACGCGTCGATCAGTCTCGCATTTTTACACAACTCATCAATCGCAACTTGTTTCGATCTTTGCGAACGAGCAATGGACTGGTTTGATTCCGTCAATGGGTTGGCTGAGTGTGAAACGTTCGGAATTACTCCGCAACTTGTTTCCGGTGATGTTCAAGACCGGACCACCGTTTTAGAATCCACACAATACGAATACAAGGCAGGATTTGATGTTCTATTCAAGTCCAGAAAGTTCAACGAAACACAAGGAAAAACAACTGCGACCGCGCCGTCGGTTGAATTCCAGGAGGAAGCATGAGCGCACAAACTATTTCGAAAATCGATCCGATCCAGATCAATATTTTCTTGCGAAACACTCCGGTCTCTCAAATGGGATTCGGATTACCAATGATCTTAGGGATCAAAGCGCCGATCTATTTCTTACAAATCCTGAGCGGTTCCGCCGGACTTATCTGGAAATCCGCGACGCCCGGCGTTGTGTTCATTCAAGTGAAATACATCGTCGCCGGAAATAATACGGCTCTGAGTGTCGTTCGTTCCGGAACCGGAGCCGAGAACGATCCGTATATGATTACGGTCAACGTAGCAACAAACGGAACTGGAGTCGCGACTTCCGCCGCTCATCAAATCAAACTCGCAGCGGAGGCGGTTTCGAATATCGCAGGCGTGACTAAAATTGTGGACGTCATCGAAGTTGCAAACGCGGGAAGCGGTGTCGTTTCTGCATTTACTCAAACCGCGTTGGGTTATGAGAGATACATGGAAATTACTTCCGCAGACGATCTTTTGGAACTTGGATTCCTATCAACGGATAAAGAATACATCCAAGCGACGAAGATTTTCCGGCAAACTCCGAGACCGAAAACAGTTGCGGTCTATTTACTCACAGCATGGGCGAACGCGGCGGCTGAAATTGCGGCACTCAGGAACACCGGAAAAGACGCTTGGTTTAAGACGATCGCAACCACACACATTAAGAGTGAAATATGTGCGTTAGGCGACTATCTCGCTTCGATCGAGAAAATGTATTTTGCCTGCACCGACGATCTGACCACACTCGTCGGAAGAAATTCAATCTGGGAATATATCACACTTCACAAAAATCCGGACTCGTTTCCGGAAGCGGCCTGGGTTGGAAATACCGCGCCTCGAAGAGTGGGATCGTATAACTACGCTTACTTACCGTTGGATGGAGTAGAAAATTCTGGTTATACAGACTCACAAACGTCCTCAATTTTTTCCGACAAAGGAAATCTGATCGTAGACTTTGGTAAAGCACAGGTCCCGTTCCCTGGAGTTTCAACAGGGAACGTTTTTGCGGACGTCGTTGAAAATCGAGTTTGGTTAAAGGCTCGATTGAAAGAAAACATCACTAGTCTTTTCCTGAACTCAGACGTGGTTCCCTATACAATCCAAGGAATACAAATGATTGAGGCACGTATGCGCGAAGTGTTCGTTCAAGCCGGTCGTCAGGGAATCATTGCGCCGGTTGAAACGGATGCGGACAAAGCTCGTTCCGATCTCGGAGACTATCAATACAAAATCAACTTACCGGAAACGATCGATGAGATTCCGACAAACGATCGGAACAATCGTGTTTTGCCTAACGTCGTTTTTTCGTGTCGTTTGAGAGGGGCAATCAACGAAGTCGACATCGACGGTGAACTTACCTAAAAGGAGCAATTGAATGAATGGAATATGGGACCCAAAGAAACTTAACGTAAACTGTAACGGACGTGAAGTTTCCGGAATGAGCCAAGCGGACGGCTTCTTTAAAATCGAACCCGTCACCAAAGAATACATCCTGTCGCAAGTCGGCATCAAAGGTGATTGGAATATCTCGGAAGTATATGACGGAAGAGCCAAACTCACAATCGTTCTTATGGGAGACTCTCCAGAAAACGAATTCTTTTTCGCAATGGGAGAAGGACGGCTTCCGTGTGTATTCACGATGAAAGATAAAAGCGACGGTGGAATGTTAGGCTTTTCCGCACAGGGTAGAGTCTGGGAAAGACCTACCATCGAGCGCGGTAAAGAATACAAGGATCGGACGTGGGTTTTTCTTCTTCCGGATTATAAAGGAGTTTTAACAGCATGAACAACGAAAATATCATAGTGAGAAATAACCGGGATCAAGCGTCTGGAAAAACGGAACATCAAAAAGCCGATTCTAAATTGGAACGGATTCCGACCGAACCGATCCTTGTAGACATTGATGACGATGCGCGTGTCGCAACAATCCAATTCGTGGATGGAAGAAACTACAAACTCCAACATCCGGGGAACCGCAAAGCTCTGCGTTGGAGACAGGAAGCGATTTCATTAACGGAAGGATTGAACCAAGACAAACTATTAGACAAGTTCTTCAAGTTCAGCGTTAAA